ATGGCAATAGACCAGACGGACGGTGCGGCGCCGACATCCCATTCGCTGTTGCGGGAGGCTCAGGCCCATTACGCCGCGGCGTTGGAGGACATGGTGACGCTGCGGCAATACCTGAAGGATGCGGACATCCTGCCGGAAGTGGAAATGAAGCGGGTGATCGGAAATTACGCCCGCGCCACCCAGACGCTTTTTGACGAAAGGAAAAAGCTTGAAGAGCTCGACAAGCGCAACAAGGGCATCGTCCATGAGCACGCCATCGACTTCGACGCCCTGCGCGTTGAGATCGGGAGCCGCCTGGATCGGCTCCGCGCCGTTGCAGGTCCAGTCGGCGTTTCTGCAGAGCCTGACAGATGAGATGATCCTGGGGCTGCCCTATCTGTTCGACTTCTGGGCAATGGAACATCAGCTGCCGCCCGCGGGCGATTGGCGCACCTGGGTCGTGATGGGCGGGCGCGGCGCGGGCAAGACGCGGGCGGGCGCCGAATGGGTGCGCGCCCAGGTCGAAGGCGCGCGGCCGCTGGATCCGGGGCGGTGCAAACGCATCGCTTTGGTCGGCGAGACGCAGGACCAGGTGCGCGAGGTGATGATTTTCGGTGAATCAGGCATCCTGGCCTGTTCACCACCGGATCGACGCCCGGCGTGGGAAGCGGGGCGCAAGCGGCTGGTCTGGCCCAACGGGGCGACGGCGCAGGTGTTTTCGGCCCATGAGCCCGAGGCATTGCGCGGGCCGCAGTTCGACGGCGCCTGGGTGGACGAGTTGGCCAAGTGGAAACGCGGCGAGGAGGCCTGGGACATGCTGCAATTCGCGCTGCGTCTGGGCGACGATCCGCGGCAATGCGTGACGACGACACCCAAGAACGTGGCGGTGCTGAAGTCGATCCTTGGCAATCCGTCGACGGTTCTGACCCATGCGCCGACCCAGGCGAACCGGGCCAATCTGGCGCGATCGTTCCTGGACGAGGTGATGGCGCGCTATGCCGACACACGGCTGGGCCGTCAGGAGTTGGACGGACTGTTGCTGGAGGACGCCGAGGGCGCGTTGTGGACGCCCGAGATGCTACGCGGCTGCAAGGTAAACGAGACACCGGCCGTTTCGCGCATCGTCGTGGCGGTCGATCCGCCGGTGACGGGACACAAGGGAAGCGACGCCTGCGGCATCGTCGTGGTTGGCGCGATCATGGAGGGCGAGCCGAAGGATTGGCGGGCCGTGGTTCTGGAGGACGCCAGCGTTTCGGCGGCGTCGCCCGATACATGGGCCCGGGCCGCGGTTGCGGCGGCGCACAGATGGCGGGCCGAACGTCTGGTGGCCGAGGTCAACCAGGGCGGCGATCTGGTCGAGGCGGTCGTGCGGCAGGTGGATCCGTTGATGTCGTATCGCGGGGTCCATGCGTCGAAAGGCAAGGTCGCGCGGGCTGAACCGGTTGCGGCGCTGTATGAACAGGGGCGCGTGGCGCATGTGTCGGGTCTGGGCGCGCTGGAGGACCAGATGTGCCTGATGACGCAGGCCGGATTCCAGGGCAGGGGCAGCCCCGACCGGGTCGATGCCCTGGTGTGGGCGCTGCACGATCTGATCCTTGATCCCGGCGCGGCGCGGTTGCATCCGAAGGTGCGCAGCCTGAGATAACGGATTGGGGCGTGCGGGTCTGTGGCTGACCCCGCCCCGATTGGGCCCCCCTTTCCGTCCGGGCAAGGGGGGCCGGGACTTCCGACGGTGTTGAAATGACGAGAAGCGGTTTGGCCTGTCGGGCTGTGCCGTCTGTCTGCATGGGCGATTTGGGCTGAGGAGCGCGATATGGTGTTTGATTTTCTGAAACGATCCGCCGGCCCGGAGGCGGTCAAGGCGTCGGCCAGCGGCCCGGTGATCGCTTACGGGGCGGCGGGGCGGCCGGTGTGGTCGGCGCGCGATTCCGTGTCGTTGGTCAAGTCGGGGTTCACGGGCAATCCGGTGGGATTTCGCTGTGTGCGGTTGATTTCCGAAGCGGCGGCGGCGTTGCCGCTGGTCTTGCAGGACGCCGAGCGGCGATATGACGTGCATCCGCTGTTGTCGCTGATTTCGCGGCCCAACGCGGGGCAGGGACGGGCCGAGTTGTTCGAGGCGTTGTTCGGGCAGATCCTGTTGTCGGGCAACGGGTATGTCGAGGCGGTGGGCGAGGGCGGTCTGCCGGTGGAATTGCATGTGCTGCGGTCGGACCGCATGAAGCTGGTGCCCGGTGCCGATGGCTGGCCCGTGGCCTATGAGTATTCGGTCGGCGGCAAGGGGCACCGGTTCGTGATTGCCGACGGCGTTTCGCCGGTCTGCCACATCAAGAGCTTCCATCCCCAGGACGACCATTACGGGCTGTCGCCCATGCAGGCTGCGGCGCAGGCGCTGGACGTTCACACGGCGGCGTCGCGGTGGAGCAAGGCGTTGCTGGACAATGCCGCGCGGCCGTCAGGGGCCATCGTCTATCGCGGGCTGGACGGGCAGGGCACTTTGTCGGCGGACCAGTATGACCGGCTTTTGTCCGAGATGGAAAGCCACCATCAGGGCGCGCGCAACGCGGGCCGCCCGATGCTGCTGGAAGGTGGTCTGGACTGGAAACCCATGGGATTTTCGCCCTCGGACATGGAGTTCCAGAAGACCAAGGAGGCGGCGGCGCGCGAGATCGCGCTGGCCTTCGGGGTGCCGCCGATGCTGTTGGGGATACCGGGCGACGCGACCTATGCCAATTACGCCGAGGCGCACCGCGCGTTCTTCCGCCTGACGGTTCTGCCTTTGGCGGAACGGGTTTGCGGGGCGCTGTCGCATTGGCTGACCGGATTTTCGGGCGAGGCGGTCGAGCTGCGCTGTGATCTGGACCGGGTGCCGGCCCTGGCGGGCGAGCGGGATCAGCAATGGGCGCGGGTGGCGGGCGCCGATTTCCTGACGGACGCGGAAAAACGCGCGCTTCTGGGGTTGCCGAAGCGGGAGGAAGAGGAGTGAGCGGATTGGATCTTGAAACGAAGTTCTGCGGTCTGGGCGGCGAGGTCACGGTGGTCGATGGGTCGGTGATCGAAGGCTATGCCTCGTTGTTCGGGGCCTGCGATCAGGGCGGCGACGTGGTTGCGGCGGGGGCTTACGGCGCATCGCTGGCGGCGCTGGCGACGCGCAACGCCAAGGTCAAGATGCTGTGGCAGCATGACCCGGCCCAGCCCATCGGTGTCTGGGACGAGGTGCGCGAGGACGCGCGCGGCCTTTACGTCAAGGGGCGCATCCTGGCCGACGTGGAGAAGGGCCGCGAGGCGATTTCGCTGATCGGGGCGGGCGCCATCGACGGGCTGTCGATCGGATACCGCACGAAGAAGGCGACGAAGGACGGCAAGGGCCAGCGGCACTTGCACGAGTTGGAGCTTTGGGAGGTGTCGTTGGTGACGTTCCCGATGCTTCCCGAGGCGCGGGTGGGGGCCAAGGGGGACGACCCCGCCGCGCATCCCCTGCGGGGGCTGGCCGCAGCCGTCAACAAGGCGCGGGCCGACCTGACGCGGGGCTGATCCCGCACCACACCACCAAGACAGGACCAGTGATGGAAAAGACCCAGACAAAGTCGGGGATCGGGGAAGATCTGCCCGAAACCGAAGTGGCCCGCGCGCTGAGCGGGCTGGTCGCCGACCTGAAGCAGTTTCAGGCCGGTATCGAGACGAAACTGAAACGCAACGAGGAGCGCGTGAATATGCTGGATCGCAAGACATTGATGGCGGGTCGTCCCGCCTTGGCCCGCACGGCCGATACCGAAGCCCCGCATCAGAAGGCGTTCGAGGCTTACGTTCGTTCGGGGGACGATGATGCCCTGCGCGGTCTGGAGATCGAGGGCAAGTCGCTGAACACCGCCGTGGCGGGTGACGGCGGCTATCTGGTCGATCCGCAGACCAGCGACATGGTGCAATCTGTCCTGCGGTCCACCGCGTCGATCCGGGCCATCGCCAACGTCGTGAACGTCGAGGCGACGTCCTATGACGTCCTGATCGACACCACCGACATCGGTGCCGGCTGGTCGTCGGAAACAGGCGGCCAGGCCGAAACCGGCACACCGACCATCGACCGCATCGTGATCCCGCTTCACGAGCTGTCGGCGCTGCCGAAGGCGTCGCAGCGCCTGCTGGACGATGCGGCGTTCGACATCGAGGGCTGGCTGGCCGGGCGGATCGCCGACAAGTTCGCACGCTCGGAAGCGGCCGCGTTCGTCAACGGCAACGGTGTGGACAAGCCGCGCGGCTTTCTGAACCATGCCAAGGTCGACGACGCATCCTGGGTGTGGGACACGCTGGGCTATGTCGCGACGGGGGCGGACGGTGGCTTTGCCGATGCCGATGCGCTGGTCGATCTGGTCTATGCGCTGGGGGCACAGTATCGCGCCAACGCCCGGTTCGTGATGAACAGCAAGACGGCCGGCGTCGTTCGCAAGCTGAAGGATGCCGATGGCCGCTTCCTGTGGTCCGATGGCCTGGCCGCCGGTGAGCCCGCGCGCCTGCTGGGCCACGGCGTCGTCATCGCCGAAGACATGCCCGACATTGCGGCCGGTGCATTCGCGATCGCATTCGGTGATTTTGGCGCCGGCTATACCATTGCCGAACGTCCCGACCTGCGGATCCTGCGCGACCCGTTCAGCGCCAAGCCCCATGTCCTGTTCTATGCGACCAAGCGCGTCGGTGGCGACGTCAGCGATTTCGCGGCGATCAAGCTGCTGAAATTCGCCACGTCGTAAACTGATTGGATCCGGTCCGACGCTGCGCCTGTCGGACCGGTGATTTGGGCGCGCATCACGCGAATTGTGCTGTCTGGCTGATCCCCTCCGTTCGGGTGGTGCAGTGGCGCGCGTCCATCTTCGGCCCTTCGTTCGGGTCCGGCGTGGGGGTCGATTTTCGGAGAAACGCGATGAATCTGGTCGAAAAGACTGCAATACCGACTGAAATGCTGCCGATCGCTGGATTTCGCGATCATCTGCGCCTTGGAACGGGGTTTGGCGACGACGGCTTGCAGGATCCGGTCCTGGAAAGCTGTCTGCGGGCCGCCCTGGCCAGTTGCGAGGCGTATTGCGCCAAGGCGATCCTGGCGCGCGAGTTCCTGCTGACGATTGCCGAATGGCGCGATCTGTCACGGCTGGTTTTGCCGCTGGCGCCGGTCGTCGCCGTGACCCGGCTGGCGATCTTCGATCGGGCGGGTCATGAGGCTGTGGTTCCCGCCGAGGGCTATCGCTTGATCCGCGACGACCACCGGCCGCTGCTGATCTCTGCTGGCTATTCCTTGCCTCGGATCCCGCTGGCGGGGCGTGCCGAAGTCGGCTTCAGCGCGGGATATGCCGCCTTTTCGCAGGTGCCGGCGGACATGGCAAAAGCGGTCTTGATGCTGACTGCTTCTTTTTACGAGGCGCGCGACGGCGGCGAAGCGGGGATGCCCGACGCGGTTGTGATGCTGTTGTCACGGCATCGCCCCATGCGTCTTGGGGGACGGTCGTGATGGGCGGCGTTGTTCTGAACCGGCGGATGACGCTGGAGACCCTCCAACGCGTGCCGGACGGCGCGGGCGGGCATCAGGGCATATGGACTCCGCTTGGCCAGATCTGGGCCAGCGTTCGGCCCGGCACCGGTCGCGAGACGAGCGGCCAGGATGTGGCGTTGTCGCGTCTTGGTGTGCGGATCACGGTGCGCGGTGCGGTTCAGGGGGCGCCTTCGCGCCCGCGCGCGGGGCAGCGATTTCGCGAAGGCGGGCGCCTGTTCGTCATCGATGCGGTCAGTGAAACGCAAGACGGCAGATTCCTGACCTGCAACGCCCACGAGGAGCTTGCGATATGAGCTATGCGACATCGAACGCCGTTCAGATTGCCCTGTTTCAAAGGCTGTCCGGCGATCCCGGCTTGTCGGATCTCGTCGGGTCGGAAGTTTATGACGCGGTGCCGCCCGGCGTGCCGCCCGCCGTCTATGTGACCCTGGGCGAAGAAGACGTGCGCGACCGGTCCGACGGTGACAGCGGCGGTGCGCTGCATGATGTGACGATCAGCGTCGTTTCCGATGCCCCCGGCTTTTCCCGTGCGAAATCCGCCGCCGTGGCGATCAGCGACGCGATCCTGGCGCCCGGCCTGACCCTGGAGCGGGGGCGCGTCGTCGGACTTTGGTTTCTCAAGGCGCGTGCGCGGCGGATCCGGGGTGGCGATCAGCGGCGGATCGACCTGCGGTTTCGCATCCAGACCCAAGACATCTGAACAATTCAACGAACGGAGTGAGCGACATGGCTGCACAGAACGGCAAGGATCTTCTTCTTAAGCTGGACCTTACGGGGGACGGGCAATTCGAAACCGTCGCGGGCCTGCGTGCGACACGGGTTTCATTCAACGCGGAAAGCGTCGATGTGACATCGCTGGAATCCGGCGGCGGATGGCGTGAGTTGCTGTCGGGGGCGGGCGTCAAATCGGCCTCGATCTCGGGGTCGGGCATCTTCAAGGACAGCGACACCGACCTGCGGGCGCGGCAGGTGTTCTTTGACGGGCTGACACCCGATTTCCAGGTCATCATTCCGGATTTCGGCACGGTTACCGGCCCGTTCCAGATCACATCGCTGGAATACGCCGGATCGCACAACGGCGAAGCCACCTATGAGATCGCCTTGGCCTCGGCCGGCGTGATGGACTTTGTTGCACTGTGAGCGCCGGTAACCCCTGGGCGGGCGAAGCCGCACTGGTCATCGATGGCAAGCGACAGATTGCCAAGCTGACACTGGGCGCGCTGGCCGAACTGGAGGCGTCGTTGGCAGCCGGCACGCTGGTCGAGCTTATCGAACGGTTCGAGCGAGGGCAGTTTTCGACGCGCGACGTGCTGACGCTGATCGTCGCGGGCCTGCGCGGCGGCGGCTGGCGTGGCACCACCGCCGATCTGCTGAGTGCGGACATCGGCGGTGGCCCGGTCGAGGCGGCGCGTGTGGCTGGTGTTCTGTTGGCTCGCGCGTTCGCCGTTCCGGGGGACCGCGATGGCGGGCTTTGACTGGCCCGGCCTGATGCGGGCCGGGATCCGCGGGCGGGGCCTGTCGCCGGACGCGTTCTGGGCCCTGACCCCGGCGGAACTGATGATGATGCTGGGCCGCGACGGGCCGGCACCGATGGGCCGTGCGGGACTTGACGCCCTGGCGGCGCGATTTCCGGACGCGGACCCGATGAGCAACGGAGTGGACGAACATGGACACGGACGAGATAGGTGATCTGGAAGATCAGATCCTGACGTTGGAGACGACGTTGGGCGGCGCAAGCGTGATCGCCGCCGCATTCGATACCGAAATGCGACGGATGCAATCCACGGTGGCCGATACCGGCCGCGAAGTCGCCGTGCTGAGCGGCGGCATCTCGCGTGGGTTGAAGCGGGCCTTCGACGGTTTGATCTTCGATGGGCTGAAGTTGTCTGACGCGCTGAAGGATGTGGCGACGTCGATGGTCGATGCCGCCTATGGCGCCGCCGTGCGACCCGTGGCGGGGCATTTCGGCGGGCTGTTGGCCGAAGGCGTCGAAAGCTTGGTCAACGGTCTGCTGCCCTTCAAGGATGGCGCGTCCTTCACCCAGGGTCGTGTGATGCCCTTCGCCAAGGGCGGCGTCGTATCCTCGCCGGTCACCTTCCCGATGCGCGGCGGCACGGGCCTGATGGGCGAAGCCGGGCCCGAGGCCATCATGCCGCTGTCGCGTGGCGCCGACGGGCGGCTGGGCGTTCGCGCGGCCGGAAATGCGGCGCCGATCAACGTGGTGATGAACATCACGACACCAGACGTACAGGGATTTCAACGCAGCCAGAGCCAGATCGCGGCACGCATGGGTCGCGCATTGGGCCAGGGACAACGCAACCGCTGAGGAGCACACGATGGAATTTCACGACATACGCTTTCCGGCAAACCTCAGCTTTGGGTCTGTCGGCGGTCCGGAACGGCGCACCGAGATCGTGACGCTGGCCAACGGCTTTGAAGAACGCAACACCCCTTGGGCCCATTCGCGCCGCCGCTATGACGCGGGGCTGGGCATGCGGTCGCTGGACGATATCGGCGCGCTGATCGCGTTCTTCGAGGCACGCCGCGCAAGGATGTTCGGGTTCCGCTGGAAGGACTGGGCAGATTTTAAGTCATGTCGGGCCAGTCATGAGCCCGATTACGGGGACCAGGTGATCGGCCATGGTGACGGGGTCACGACCACTTTCACCCTGCGCAAGACCTATGAAGCCGGTGACCATCCCTATGTGCGCCCCATCGCCAAGCCGGTCGCGGGCAGCGTCACCCTGGGACTTGAGGGGGATCTGTTGCGCCAGGGCGTGCATTTCGACTTGGATACGACCAGCGGACTGGTGACGCTTTATGAGGTGCCGCCGGACGGCGCCGAGATCACGGCGGGTTTCGAATTCGACGTGCCGGTGCGTTTCGATACCGACGAGATCCAGACATCGGTGGCCAGTTTCAAGGCAGGAACGGTGCCCAGCGTGCCAGTGGTCGAGGTGCGGATCTGATGGCGCTTTCCGCAGAGTTTCAGACCCACTTGGCAAGCGGGATCACGACGGTCTGTCGGTGCTGGCATGTGGCCCGGCCGGACGGCGAAAGCTATGGCTTCACGGATCACGACGGAAACCTGACCTTCGAGGGGATCGACTTTCTGGCCAATGGCGGGTTGTCGGCGCGCGCGCTCGAACAGACGACCGGACTTGCCGTGGACAACACCGAGGCGATCGGTGTTCTGTCGGACATGTCCGTCAGCGAGGCCGACATACTGGCCGGGCGGTTCGACGGTGCCGTGGTGCGCGCCTGGCTTGTGAATTGGCAGGACACCGGCCAGCGGGTCATGCAGTTCCGCGGGACGTTGGGCGAAATCACCCGCGCGGGCGGGGCGTTCCGGGCCGAGCTGCGCGGCCTGACCGAGGCGCTGAACCAGCCGCAGGGACGGATCTATCAGGCGCCCTGTGCTGCGGTTCTGGGCGATCGGCAGTGTCGTGTGGATCTGGATGCGCCCGGCTATTCGACGACGCTGGCGGTTGTCGAGGTCGACGGGCGCAAGACGTTCCGGTTTGCCGCGCTGGACGGCTTTGCGGATCGATGGTTCGAAAAGGGCCGGCTGATCGTGAAGACGGGCGCGGCAGCCGGGATCGTGTCGATCGTCAAGAATGACCGGCTGACGGGCACCGGGCGCGAGATCGAGATCTGGGAAGCGATCCGTGCCGACATTCGTCCGGGCGACATGATCCGGATCGAGGCGGGGTGTGACAAGCGGTTCGAGACGTGCCGCCTGAAGTTCAACAACCGCCTGAATTTCCGGGGTTTCCCCGATATCCCGGGAGAGGACTGGATGCTGGCCTATCCGAAACGCTCGGGCGACAATTCCGGCGGGAGCCTGAAGCGATGAGCGGCGCATTGGCGGTTGCGGCGGCGCGTGCCTGGATCGGCACCCCCTATTTGCACCAGGCGTCCTGCCAAGGGGCGGGCGCCGATTGTCTGGGTCTGATCCGCGGTGTCTGGCGCACGCTTCACGGCGCCGAACCCGAAGCGGTTCCGGCCTATACCCCGGATTGGTCCGAATCCGTCCAGGAAGAGCGTCTCTGGGCCAAGGCACGGGCGCATCTGATTGCACGCCCGATCGACGGCTTGGATTCCGGCGACGTGATCCTGTTCCGCATGCGCGCGGCCGGTGTCGCCAAGCACCTGGGCATTGTCGCGGACACCGGTGACGCCGCGACCTTCATCCATGCCTACAGCGGACATGGCGTGGTCGAGAGCCCGCTGAGCGCGCCCTGGCGCCGCCGCATCGTGGCGCGGTTCGCCTTTCCCTGA